TCAACGTGATGAACTTTACAAAGCCGGTGTTAACCCAGTGGTTTCACTTCGCGGTCAAGGTGTTGTTCTATTTGGTGACAAGACTCTGCTTGCTAAGCCAAGTGCGTTTGATCGAATTAATGTTCGTCGGCTATTCATTTCCCTTGAGAAGGCCATTGCAACCGCAGCTCAATATCAACTATTTGAATTCAACGACGCGTTTACACGCGCTCAGTTCCGTTCAATGGTAGAGCCATTCCTTCGGGACGTTCAAGGCCGTCGCGGCATCATGGATTTCCGAGTTGTCTGTGATGAAACCAATAACGATCCAAACACAATTGACCAAAATCGATTCGTTGCATCAATCTTTATCAAGGCAAATCGTTCAATTAATGACATCGAGCTCTCGTTTGTCGCAGTTCGGACTGGTATCTCATTCGACGAAATCAGCGGTTAATTTTGTATTTGGTGGGTGGACCACAAATCCACCCATAATAAATAAAACGATCGAGTTTATCGATCTATTAGGAGAAATAAATGGCGACCATTAGTGCATTTAAGAGCCAACTCACCCAGGGCGGCACACGACCAAATCAGTTTAGGGTTAAACTAACATTCCCAGGTTTTGTTGGGGCTGCCGGCACTGTTGCTGCACAATCTGCAGAATTTCTTTGCCGGTCTTCACTACTTCCAGCGTCTAACCTTGATGATATCACGACCTATTATCGTGGTCGTCCAGTCCATTTTGCTGGAGAGCGAACTTTCCAACCGTGGTCAGTGACTGTTTATAATGAAACCAATTTCAATATTCGTAATGCATTTGAAACTTGGTCAAATGGTATCGTTAACTACGATGCTACTAACGGCTTTACCCAGCCACTAATTTATCAGACTGACATGAGTGTCTATCAACTAGACCGTAATGATCAAGTTATCAAAGAATATCGTTTCTTTGATGCGTATCCAGTCTCAATTGGCGCAATTGGTCTGGACTATGAAGATAATGCTCGAATTGAACAGTTTGACGTGACGTTCGTGTATAACTACTTCATTGCAAGTGACGTTTAATAGAAGTTTAATTGAGGAATCGTAATGGCATCTATCTTTGGTTTTCAGATTACAAGAAAGAAACAACAGCAAGCTGTAGCTAGCGTAGTCGGTCCAACATCGGACGATGGATCTGCACTCGTTAGTTCCGCATCTGGTTATTATGGTCTTGTAATTGACCTAGAAGGCGTCATTAAGAATGAATATGAACTCATCAGGCGATATCGCGATACGGCTATGTACTCCGATTGTGATATCGCCGTTGATGAGATTGTCAATGAGGCCATTGTAGCTGATCCATCGAAACCATCCGTCTCAATTGTTCTCGATAGTTTGTCCGGATTATCGAAGGGTGTAAAAGATAAGATCACCGAAGAATTTAATCAGATTCTGAAGTTATACAAATTTGATGATCGAGGGGCGGACTTATTCCGTCAATGGTATGTTGACGGCAGAATTTACTTTCATATCGTTCTAAATGAAAAGAATATCAAGAACGGTATCGTTGAGCTTCGCTATATTGATCCGCGTAAAATCAAGCGGATCAAGAATGTCGAGAAGAAAAAGAACGAACAAGGCATCGATGTAACAACCGTTCTTGAAGAATACTATCTTTATAATGATAAGGGTATTGGACAAGATACCACTCAGGGTATCAAGTTATCTCTTGACTCGGTTATTTGTTGCACGTCTGGTCTAGTTGATGCTAATACTAACGTTGTATTAAGTTATCTTCATACAGCGATTAAGCCCGTCAATCAACTGAAGATGATGGAAGATGCTGTGGTAATCTATCGGATTACCCGAGCGCCAGAACGTCGCATTTTCTATATTGATGTTGGCAACTTACCAAAATTAAAAGCTGATCAACACATCACCGAGATGATGAATAAGTTCAGAAACAAGATGGTTTATAACCATAGCACCGGTGAGACGATGGACCAGAAACATCATCTTTCAATGCAAGAGGATCTTTGGTTGCCTCGGCGCGGTAATGGTACTGGTACAGAGATTACTACTTTACCGGGTGCTAGCAACGTATCGGAAATCTCCGACATCAGCTATTTCCAAAACAAGCTTTACCAATCACTCAAGGTGCCACTCGGACGGCTTCAACCTCAACAGGGTTTTACGCTAGGTAGATCAACAGAGATCACTCGCGAAGAATTAAAGTTCCAAAAGTTTATTGATCGACTTCGGAAAAAATTTACCGGAATTTTCAAAGACGCTCTGCGCATTCAACTAATTACCAAGGGCATCATAAACGCTGAAGAATGGGATGATTTTATCTCCCAGGTCCGCTTTGACTTCATGCGAGATAACCATTTTACCGAACTCAAAGATGCTGAGTTGATGATGAACCGAATGGGAATGCTGCAACAGATTGATCCATACGTTGGTAAATACTATTCAAGTAACTGGGTTCGTCGGAATGTCCTAATGCAGACCGAAGAAGAGATGGAAGAAATGGAAGAAGAAATGGAACTCGATCGAGAGGTCCAAATGCAACAGCAAATTCAATAAATGCAAATGATGCAACAAAATCAAGGAGAAAACCAATAATGAGCACTCGCGACCTAATTGACGCAATTGAATCAGGCAATTCATCCGCTATTCAACAACACTTTCAAGATGCTATCATGAGTCGAGTCGCTGAACGACTTGATACCATGCGCATCGAAACTGCCAAGAATATGTTCAAGTCATCGGTTAATGAAGAAGTTGAGCAGATTGACGAGCTTAGTAAAGATACGTTAATGAGTTATGTAAACAAAGTATCAGCGGACAGCCAAAAACACCCCCAAGACCCCACTAAGCGTAGCCGTGAAAAAGCAAATCGCAGTGTTGCTGGATTTGCAAAAGCTTATAACAAGCTCACAAAAAACAAAGAAGCTGAACTCGATGAAAATGTTGATCATGAGTATCTTGAACAAGTCCTAGCCGATAACGATATTAACTCCAAGGTTATGGGCAATACAGTTCATGTTGATCACGATGATGTTGAGAAAGCCCAAGCGCTAGTAAAACGCCATGGTTATGATCACGAAGTCATCGGCGGTCTGAATGAAGCTAAAAAACTCATTGGAACCTATGACAATGGCGATCATACCGCCAAAGTATATCATTTATCCGGTGAGCATGATGAGGGTGATCCCTATCATGTGAAGCTATTCAAAGATGGTAAACACTATAAACCGGCTGATTATTTCACTAATGATAAAGATGACGCCCACAGTACTGCCAAAGATATGGTTAGGCGAGGCGCACGAAATGAGTCAGTTGAACTAGATGAAACCTCATGTGGAACAAAAAAGAAATGGGGTGCCATCAAAGATTCAATGAAAGATTCAGTTAAGAAGTAACCAGAACCACTATAAATAAACACATCTGGAAACACTTAGAATCGTCCTGGAGACTGTTTCATCACTAAGTAATAGGCAACTACATCTCGGCATAAAAACAGTCTCCAAGATCAATAGGATACACTCATGAGTTCATCAAAAACCCACAAGCTAAGACAAATCTTCTCGGTTCAATCATTTTCATGGACCGGGGATAATCTAACAATTGTAACAGCTCAGCCTCACTTACTCTATAATGGAATCACAGTAACGGCTCATAACATTGATGCTGCATATGATTCGGTCAAGGGTATTGTTACAGTCGTTAATGCGACTACATTCACAATTGCTGGTACATTCACCAAAGGCAATTTCTATCAATATCAGGTCGACGGATTCTTGCCCGGTCAGACCGGCGGAGTTGGTTCATACAGTCTGACACGATCACTAGCGTATCCCACGGTCGTACAATCATACGTTAAGGGGACTGGTGGAGCTGTATATAAAGTTGAAGTTTCAATGGATTCTGAACACTGGATCGAAACGGCAACAGTGACACATACTACGACCACCGACGATACTGGTTTTGTGACTATTCAACCCGGTTGGGCTTACATGCGACCAAATATTACTAGTATTG